CCGTGTCCGGACCGCGCCCACTTTTACTGATACCGCCCATTCATTTTCCACTAGGAACTAGTGATTCGGCCAACGTGTTACAGCGTATAATTCGTTCGACTGGATTAAAAGTAACGTTAGCAAGAAAGTTAACGAGAAACTCAAGGATGGCAGAGAATTTTGACGTTACTTTGAGTGATAATGAATGTGTGCACTCGGAAGTCTGTGGTTGCAAGTTGAAGATAGTTGGGAAGTCCCCGGCAACAGAGGGATTTGAATTTGAAGGAGATGGTCTCTCTCTTCAGAGTCAGTTTGATAAGGCAGCAGAGGCTATGGGAGCCTACCACTGGAAGGACCCTAAAGATAGGAAAATGTTTACCGACCTAGAGGCTTATTTCCTTTCTCGTATAAAGCCTGATACGACAGTTAAAATAATAGAGGATCCTCCTCCGTATCGTTTTGAGGAATATCAGAGTGTGATGTTGCCTAATTTGAATCCAGAGGTGATGGAGTTGCTATGTAGGGCTGATGTTAGATACCTACGAAAATTAGCCCCGACCTTGGATTTTTCTTTTACCTGGCTTCAAAGAGAAGTGTGGCGCGAGACCCCTATGCCGTCTTTGCAGGCTCTGTGCCTTCAGAAGTTTTCAATGGTTTATTGGGTGACAGGAACTACTAATGGTCGACCTCATGTTGTGTCTGCAATGGATGGAATGGACCAGTCAAAGTTTGCGGATAGTGTCCTTAATATGTCGAGACCTCGTAATGATCATTTGGATGAGTTATTGCCGTATTTTCCCGATGCGATGAACCATATGTATCGGATGATGAAGGTTGATAACTCCGTTCAGGTTCATGTTCCTTTCTCTCTTAAGCCCTTAGAAGGGATGTATCTTGGTGCCTCGAAAGGTATAGATATGGGTGAGGCGAAGGATATTAAAGAGGGAGATATAAAGATCAAGGTATCCCCAATGGGGAAGAAAGTTGATTCGTTCGATCAAGATTTAGAAGCAGTTCTTGAATTTATTCAGTACGGAGTAGCTCCGGCTGTTTACTGGACTGTTTCTCCGAAGAACGAGAATTTTTTTTCCCGAATGAAACAGTGGTCGGCAGAGGAATGGGAATCGTGGAAAAAGAAGATTCGCTCCTTTTATATACCTAACAGTGTTTATATCCTTTTGGAAAAATTGGCTTCGACCTTTCGTCACTATAGAGAACGAGGATGG